TCACCGAAACAGCGGTAGGAGCGCTCCGGGGTCCGTCTTCCACATGAGGTTGCGGTCGTCGGCGGTTACGTGAATCTCGATGTCTTTTGCCGGGCGCCCGTTGACTGCCATGGTGGCCAACCCTTCGAACGTGGTGTCCCCGGTCTTGAACAACGTCACCTTCGACACCACGAAACGGTCACCCATCGCGTTGTCCGGCTCGTCGAAGTAGCCTTGCATCCCGTCGCGTACCTCGGTCTCGAGCTGCTGCAACTCTCGGGCCTCTTGCTGACGTTTCTGTTCCGCCGCGATTTTGTCGGCTTCGACCTTGCGTTCCTGTGCCGCTTCCGTGACGGCTTGTGGGTTGGGGACTGCCACGCCTGGGACAGTCTTCCCACTTAGAGCCACCCACGCCCCGACAAGGCACACCAGTACCAGCCCGGCGGCCACCGCACCCCACCGCTTCATATCAACCCCCATCATCGAATTTTACGACCGACACCGACACCTGGGTGGCAGTTGCCCATCCCACCTGCGCAACCACACGCCGACCCCGTGACCACACGCACATCAGGTTCACGGCTAACCCCCAGCATGTTGCGGAAACTGTCACGTTTCCGCCGTGGCCAATTGTTTGCTACGAATACCGTCGTTTGATCACTTCACAAACACTGAAACCGAAGATTGCCGAACCGGCCGTCAATTACTTGGGGGTCCTACCACATTTGCCGAGGTCACCGACCCCCCATCGCCGCACAATCCCCGAACGTTACAAAGATGCTGGTTGCCGTCACATTGTTGCCCTTGTCAGACCCGGCAGGTAAATTTACTAACCAGTAGGTTCGTGGCTCAGATCACGTCCGAACCGTAAGCCAGGGGGCCGTTCGCCGATGGGCCATGATCCACACCAAGACCGCACCAACAGACGACAGAAATTAGCTATTTACCCGCCCGACGTCATCAGTCTTCGCAACCAGCTGGCCGCCTGCATCGAAGACCACCCCCCAGACTGCTGGTCAGGCCCCTTCATCGTTGCGCTTCTGGGGCTCTTCCACGGCCACTCCATGCAATGCGGACCGGAGCCTGGACAACGACTCCGCGTCGTCACCTGAGTCGTCGGTCTTCTCGACTTTGCCCGCTTCGCCCGATGCATCCGATTTCGCGGCCGAATCATCACGGGCTTTGAGAATGGCGTTGATAACACTGCGGACTACCTCGCGTTCATCGTGGTTGAGCCGCCCCGCTTCGTCGGGGAGGGTGAACGGCTCCCACACCATTGCTTGCTCGCCACGCAACGCTCGTATCTCGTCTGGCCTCACGCCAAACGCGTCAGCCACCAAACTGATGGCTTCCGCTGTCGTGCCACCCCCTAGCAGGAGGCGACGTAGACGGGTGTGGTCCATGCCGATACGCGTGGCGAGCGGCCGGTACCCGAACTCGACGTTAACCTTGTCGAACAGGGACCGCCATTGTTCTGGTGGTAGGTCGCTCACGGGTGTCACCCTCCCCGTTGACGCGGATGTTCGAAAACTCGTCAACTAGTCACGCCGTCTAGGAACTACAGCGGCGTAATTACTGTTCAACGCCGTCAATGCCACATTCTCTCAAACTCCCCCTTGACGGGATCGTCTAGTGGTGTAGCGTGGTGTGCACACCGCACAACAAAGGAGGCGAGATGGGCTTCACTTCACGCGACATGTACGCAGAAGTAGACGGCGACCTGTTCCGCCGGGCGTTGCGGCGATCGGGGCTTTCGTATCAAGAGTTGGCCGACGAGGCTGCCACCGAACTGCGGAAGATTGCCCGCAGTGAGCGGCGCAAGCATCGCGACGGTGTGCCCGAGGGTGTGTCCAAGTCGCTCATTGAGCAGCTGGTTAACGCACGGACGCGAACCACTCATGAGCTTCGTGCCGTCGCCATCGAAAGGGCACTCGGCGTCGGCGACGGCGACCTTTTCGTACCCAAAGTGTTGCGTGTTGCGAACACCAGACAACGCAAGACCGCATAACAAAGGCCCCGCCTGCTCGTAACAGACGGGGCCACCGACAGAGAGGAACGGCTCAGTGTCAGAACTACAGCCTACCGGGGAGCAGTCTCCGTTCGACGCCATTAGGCGGGTGAGGGAAGACGGGTCCGAATACTGGACGGCACGCGATCTTCAGGTGGCTACCGCCTACGCCCGGTGGGAAGACTTCGCGAAAATCGTGGACCGCGCCATCGCGTCGGCCCAAAACAGCGGTCACGACGTCCCCCGCAGTTTTTCGGCGATCACCGAAAAACCCTCTGGCGGGGGTCGACCACGATCCGACCACGAACTCTCTCGGTTCGGCGCCTATCTGACCGTCATGAATGGTGACCCCAACTTGCCTCGGGTGGCCGAGGCTCAGGCTTACTTCGCAGTCAAGGCTCGCGAAGCAGAAGTTGCACCGCCTGTCGTCGAGTTGACCGAGGACCAGATCGTTCACCGTGCGCTCCACATCCTTGACAGCAAGGTGAAAGAACTCACCGTCGAAAACCGAACCCTGGTCGCTGCTATCGAGCGTGACGCGCCGATGGTCGCGAAGGCCGAAGCGCACACCGTGTCCGACACCGCAATCCATCGTCAGGAGTTTTCCCGCGAGGTGAAGACGTGGGGGAAGAAGCAGAACATCACCATCCTCCAAGAAGAGGTGATGCGCTTCCTCGGCCACATCGGGTTGTTCATCAAGGGCGAGCGCTCCGACACCGGGCACGCCACCGCCGAAGCGATCCGCCGCGGACTTGCCTACACAGACAAGGGCGTCAGCAAGAAGAACGGACACGCCTACGCAGTCGGGAAGCTCACCCCGCTCGGCCAGGACTTCGCGTGGAAGCGCATCACTCAGTACGTCGCCGACAACGGCACCCTCAGGCTGCCTCGGGAGCTGGGTCGGGGTGACGCATCGTGAAGTTCTCGGGAAGCTACCTCTACCGGGTGCGAGTCACTTCATTCCCCGAGGGGTCTCATGAAGTCGTCGATTACGGCGGCGAGGAATGGTCAGAGCCCGTCCCCGGTTGGCGTCCTCCAGCTTGGCGTCCGGTCGGTGACTACACCCGAATCATGGGCACCGATGAATTCGTATGGCCCGTAACGAATCAGGTGTACGGCTCACGGTCGACTGCCAAGAAGCGTGCCGACCTCATCGAGTCTTTCGGGGCCACGGCGATTGTCGAACGGTCCACGCGAATCGACTGGCCTAGGGAGGGCGAATGAAAATTTTATACGACGAGAAGGCGGCATCCGAAGTGCTGTCCATCAGCCAGAGACACCTAGCGGACCTGCGCCGCGCCGGGAAGGTCTTGGCGGTCAAAGAAGGTCGCGGTTGGAAGTACCGGCACGTTGACCTCGAGGCGTACGCAGCCGGCCTCCTCACCTCCGCGGAGGCGTCGTGAGTGTGGATTGGGTGTTGGTGGGTGTGGGGGTTGTGGCCCTCATTGGGTTGTTCGGGGTGGAACGACTACTGAGGGCTAAGTTCCGTGCGGCGAACGACCGCATCAACGCCGATGTGGCCTTCCTCCAGGTTATTCCGGCTGGGGTGGAGTATGAGTTGCCGTTCGTGGGTGGGTCCCCGTTGTTCGACGACGACGGATGGCTGAGATGAGCGCCCGCGGCCCGTACAACCCGCAAGTGGCACCAAATGGCAGCCTCGGTGCAATCATCAAGGCTCGCCGTCTCGAACTTGGTTTGACCATCGCAGATGTCCAGAAGCTGATCCACAGCGGGCACACCATCATCTCGTTGGTTGAGTGCGGCAAGCGTGCACCGAATAAGGACATGTTGCGTCGCCTGGCGATTGCACTGGATATGGCGGTGCCGTCATGACGCGCAATCTCGTACGCACCCAAGGCGGCCGGATGATTCACCGCGCCGAGTGCCACATGGCCCAGCGTGGCAATGCGACACCTTGGCTGTGGGCTGACGAAGTCTCCGAAGTCGAGGTAGCCAATGCGCTGGCGACTTTCGGTTACCGGCGCTGCAACAGATGCAAGCCCCTCCCAGGCTTTATGGGGAGGTTTCCGTGGACGGCGTGAACATGACAATCCACTTCACCAACGATTGGCCGACCAACGCACTCGACTGGGCCGCGACGATTGGCTTTGGTCTGGTTCTGGGCACTGTGCTGAGCTTCTTTATCTCGTTGGTGATCAACAATGTTTGATTTCATTGCCGCGTTTGAGTTCGCCTGCAAGACGGCTCGTTCCGTGTGGCGGGGCTATGGCGCTCCGGTGTTGCCGGGACCGTTAGACGACGGGGACCTCCTCGCAGCAGCAGAAGAGGAAGTGGAGTGCTTCGAGCCTCGCATTGAGAAGTGCATCGATTGTGGTGAGGACTTTGAGCTTGGTCATTACGCGCAATGCAGAGGCCCGTGGTGGGTGGAGCGGGCGGTAGAAGCCAAAGAAGCCAAGAAGGAGCAGTGCAGGCATTCCTACGGCGACCTGAACTTCGATACCGCCGCTGAAACAGCCACCTGCCGGTGCGGAGTCAAGTTCATCACCAAGGTCTACGGGCACGTGTCGGATGCTGTTTCACCATTCACAGCGGCGATTGACCTGCACGCCAAGATTGGCCCACAGTCTCCCGTTGCCATGCAGGGCACGGTGGAGGACCCCTCACCGGACGTGCCGCCCGCGTCCGGTGAGGCGGACTCCAAACCACTTGGCCATCTAGCGCAGTGCCTCCGGGATGCGGTTGGCGACCACTACGACTTTGCCGCTAAAGACTCTGTGCAGTTTCCTTTCTGGCACGAAGACGGCCTGGTCGACGCTTTCGACTGGGAGGGAGCCGCGAGGGCCTTCCTGGAAGACGTCCAGCATCAGAGGCCACGTGACTTCCCGTGTGTAGTCGATGGATGCCCTGAAAGGCTTTCCAGTGTCGAGGATTTGAACAGCCACAGCTACTGGATGCACATGGAGGACGACCCGTTCAAGGTCAGCGGTGATCCGCTCGTCAAGTACAAGCGGTACCCCGGTGCAACTGATGGTGGCGACTTCACTTGGAAGCACGTGACCGTCACATCTGGCAAGGGCCGAGGTGTGTCGTGACCAGGTGCGCTCACTGCCAACAGCCCATCAAGTGTCACGCCGACATTGCTGACCAGGCGACGTATTGGTGGCACGCCGTAACCGGAAAAGCGCTGTGCGTCGAGATTCCAGACTTCCCGCTGACTATCGCCACACCAGAAGCCCAGAAGTAGCAGGCGGTCCCCGAGATGTGTGTGCACCTCCGGGACCAACCCACAACAGGAGGTAACCCCGAAGTGAGTTCAAGACCGAAGTTTAGCCGAGCCGACAAAAGAGCCATGTGGTTGGCGTCGTCGTTGATGATGACTCTTCCATTGGCGGCCTGGCTGTCCACCACCGCCAAAGCCGACCAACCCACCATCGAGCAGTACACCGCCGCCAACGGACCACGTGTGTGCCGGGTGCTGGACGCGTTCCCCACCTTCGACGGCATCGGGGGCATCGCCGACGCCATCGTCCAAGAGGGCCTGTTTTCGTATTACCAGGCCGGTGAGATCGCAGCGTTGTCGGTGATCACTTTCTGTCCTTCGCATTTGGATTTGATGCGGAGGTACGCGGGGATGCCGGCGCAGTCCAACGGTGGAGCCGTCGGGGGTGTTTACCGTGCCTAGAAATCTGATCCCCGATCCGCCCTGCGATCACTATGACCGGATGGTGGGAACCATTGGGGCAGGTGACATCTATGACAGGTCGCAACCACACTGCTCGGTTGCCACCTGCTGCGACTGCATCGCCAAATCCGCTGGCTATGTCCAAATGCGGACAGGCTTACCGGCCACCCCATTTCTGGGCTACGAAGATGCTCGCGCTGCACGCAACGAGTCGGCGTCATGAAATGCCACCGGAAGAACTGTGACCGCGCCGTGGCCGTATCAGGTTTGTGCGCCACCCACTACGAACTCATTCCCCACGGCTACGTCGATGCCAGACCATCAGTCATCCGGTACCGGGAACTCCGGGCGGTGGGGTTGTCCTGCCAGAAGATTGCGTTGCTCACCGGGTTGCACCGCGACACCCTCAGGTTGATGGGCAGGTGGACGGAGAACCGTCAGGTAACCATGGACACCCACCAACGCATCATGGCTGTCACCGTGCCGAAGGGATTGGTGGACGGTGGTGGGAAAGTCGACGCCACGGGTACGCGGCGCCGGTTGCAGGCGTTGATGTTGGCGGGGTTCCGCCAACCCGATATTGGTGCGCAGTTCGGTGTGACACCGCAGTCGGTGGCGTCGTGGATGTCCCGGCCGATGGTGACGGCGAGGACCGCGTACCGGGTAGCCCAGTTGTTCGAGAAGTGGCAACTGTTGCAAGGCGGTTCGGAGGCCACCACTGCGCGTGCGCGGAAGGCGGGATGGGTTCCAGCTTTGGCGTGGGATGACATCGACGACCCGTACGAAACCCCGAAGCACAACCTGAAATCGGTTGTGTCGTTTGAGGAGAGGTATCGGGAGTTGCGGGACTGCGGATACACCCGTGACGACATCGCCAGGCGGTGGGGGATTCAAGTGGAGTCGTTGGAACGCCAGTTGTACCGGTTGAAGGTCGCAGCATGAGCGACAGCCGAATCACACAGTGCGTCGCCGAAGTGCAGGCGGCTAGAGAGCTGTTGGCCAACGTCCGCAACACCATCCACGAACTCTTGGAGGAAGACCCGGCGTTCACCGGTGCCGTGCTGCGCGGATTGCAAACGTCGAACTGGGAACTGTTCCGGGCTGACGTGACCGCCAGCAGCGCCCTGTCCGCTCTGCTTACTGCTGACGCCTGCGAGAACGGAAATGCCCATGTGCCCACTCTGCTCTGGTAGGGGCTTCGTCCTCACCGCGCCTGTTGAGGACGGTGACACGTTGGGCCACCACAACGTTCGCGCTTCGTACGTCGGAACTTTTCACCCAGCGCCGTGCTGGATGTGCTGGCCCTTGAACATGGAGATGATCGCATGACCGTTGTAAACATCCGACCTGCTTCCCGTCGCTTCGGCCTGAAGCCGCGCAAGCAGTGGAAGTTTGAGATAGCCGGCGCAAATGGGGAACCGTTGCATCCCAACGACACCTACGCCAACACGGGGGACATCGTGGCCATGCTCCACGTCCTCCGTGAAGACGAAATGACCATCAACATCCACTTCGAGAAGGGCGTCGAAACGGTCACCCTCCCCGCCAACCCTCAGAGTCCGTTCTGAGATGGGTACGGAAGCGGAGAGAGCCGCAGCGCCCACATGTGGGGTGTGCCGTACAGGGTTACGTCCACAGGAAGTGGAGCACTGCGAAGGGTTGTGCTCCCAGTGCTTCCAGATAGCCCTGGGGCCACGCCCGTGCGTGTGTGGGCATGACGCCCGTGAGCATGGTGAGGGCTGCCATTACTTCTACTGGTCTCAGGTGTTGCAAACCCAAGTGCCCTGCATGTGTGAGGGATTCACCGCACAGGAGGCGGCATGACAGACGACCCGGCAGCCACATTAGCTCTGTGCTCCTGGCTGAAGAAACAAGTAGCGGCCTGGGAAGCGGACGCCAAAACCCGACTGTCATTGGAGACGGGGGAGCGTAAGGCGGGGAAGGTGAACGGCACTGTCGTGTCGTACACCAACAAGGTGAAGGGACGGAAGTCCGCGAGGGTCACCGACGACGCCACGCTGCTCGCGTACGTGAGGCAGAACGCACCGGACGAGGTGGAAACCGTTGAGCAGATTCGGCCGGCGTACCGCACCAAGATCCTCGACGAAGCCCTGAAGAAGGGCGCCCTGGTCGACGGGGACGGTGTGGTGTGGGACTGCGTCGACATCGTCGAAGGCGAACCCTATTTGACGACCAAGCTCACCGAGGACGCCCCCATCGTTATCGCCGGTTTATTGGCGTCTGGTCGTGTAGGTGTGGACGGCCTGAAGGCTTTGGAGGCGTCATGACGGTGCGGACGGTCGAATGTAAAACCTGCGGAGAGGGTGGGGCTTACGACAGTTGGCCTTACGAGGGTCCTGATGACGAGGACGTGCTTGACGGGTTGATGCGTGAAGACGGTTGGGTCTTTGAGGGTGGCGACGAGTTCTGTGCCGACCACGACCCGAACGGGGAACGCTGATGCTGAGAACGAGAGTTCCGTCGGGGGTGCCGTCCTGGCCAATGATTCTCATCGAAGGCCCCGACTCTGTGGGCAAGTCGTACCAGGCAGCCCAATTCACCGGCTCAGAGCGCACAGGGCAGGCGTATTGGATGGACTTGGGGGAAGGTGCCGCGGACGAGTACATCAACGTCCCTGGGGCCGACTACCTGATTTTGGACCATGACGGGTCGTGGCAGGACATCTGCGACCAGGTTCGGGAGGCAACGGAAGCAGCATCTGGGTCGGATATGCCGGCCGTGCTGGTCATTGATTCCATGTCGAATCTGTGGGACATGCTCAAAGCGTGGGTGAACACCCGGGCACGGTCGTCACGTAACGGGAAGAAGCTGTTGGCGGCGGACCCGGACGCGGAGATCAAACCCGCCCCCAACCTGTGGAATGACGCAAATGACAGGCATCACCAGTTCTTGAACCTGTTGTCCCGCTTCCCCGGAATCGTCGTACTCACGGCGAAGGGGAAGGAGACGATGGCCGTTGATGATGCGGGGAGACCCATCCCGAACGCCAAGGATTACTCCGTCGAGGCGAACAAGAACCTCCCGTTCCGCGTCAACGCCCACGTCCGACTCTCCCGCGACAGTGCCCCCGTGGTGGTCAGCTTCCGGTCCGCGACCAACGGCATGAGACCCGGTGTCGACCCACCACAGAAGTACCCAGACTTCACGTTGGAGCATCTGGTGTTCGACGTCATGGGATTGAAGACAGCCCAAACCCGCGACGTCACACCACTCATCAGTGACGAGAAAGCCCAAGCCGACCAAGCCCGTTCACTTCTGGGCGCTTTCATCCGTGAGCACGGCATCAACTACAAGCAGTTGTCGGAGCGGTTCTTCCGTGAGACGGAGTCGTCGTTGGAGGAGACGAATGATGCTCAGGCGGTGCGGAACCTTCTGGAGGATCTGCGAACTGATTACGTCACCGGGCAGCCCGTAGAGGCAGAGCAAGGGGCACTGAATGTCTGACCGTCTCAAGCTCGGCACCGTCACCCTGTGCCGCACATGCCGTAAAGCCATTGGGCAACTCGAGGATCTTGAGCACATGGGGTGGTGGCACTTCTCCGACCACGACGGGCACACGCCGATGCCAGCGAAGTGGCTGAGGGAGGACTGGTGACGCGTACAGCTCCCATCGTGCGGTGGGACGACCCCCAAGACCCCACCGTGCAACAGGGGTTGAAGCTGCGTTGCGGTGCCTGCAAAGCCCCACCCGGAACCCCGTGTACGAACACGGTGAACGGTGAGCCGCTGTCCCGGATCGGCCGGCATATCCACCATTTCCGGCTGGATAAAGCCCTCAAGGACGACAAGGAACCAACATGAGCACAGAATCCGACGCCCTGGCACGCGTTACAGCACTAGCCAATCACTACGAATCGCTGGCCGCTCAGATGCCTACCCCTCATGGTCCTGTCACGGAGGCGTTCTCCATTGCGGCGAGGGACATTCGGAGCGCTTTAGGTAACGAGAGCCGGGACGCATGAGTGACAAGCCGGGGCTCAAGGGCCACAAACATCACTGGTATGCGTCCGACTCCAACGCCGACTATGTCTGGTGGTCGTGCGCAGGGTGTGACAAGTCCAAGCGCACGGCGTCCGCTGGCAGGCACCTGAACAATGCCCTTGCGGCGATCTACGCGAACGCCGGCGCGTCAGCAGCGCTTGTTGATATCCGCCACGCCATGAAGGCATTGGAGATCTCCGAGGATCGGGGCGAGTGGGAGCACTGGAGTGCGGGGGGTGATTCTGAATGGCTGGCGTGAGACCCCTGTTGCTCGATTTGTATTGCTGCGCTGGCGGGGCGGCTATGGGTTATTACCGGGCTGGGTTCGACGTCGTAGGTGTCGATTTGGCGCCGCAGCCGAACTATCCTTTCAGCTTCATTCAGGCTGACGAACTGGAGGTGCTCGCCAATGTCAGCTCCAAGTTCTCGGCAATCCACGCTTCACCGCCGTGCCAGTCGTATCTGAACCTGGGTGCGGTGAACCGCAAGTTGGGCCGCAAGTACGAGCACGCCGACCTGATAGCCGAGACACGGGACCTGCTCAAGCAGACCGGTCTGCCCTACGTCATCGAGAACGTCTCAGATGCCCGGAAGTCACTTGTCGACCCGGTACGCATCTGCGGCACCGGACTCGGCTTGCCTTTGCGACGTCATCGACTGTTTGAGTCCAACATCCCCATCACCGGCATCCCCTGCAATCACAAGGCTTTCACCGAGCAGAAGTACTGGACGGGGTGGCGCCCGAACGGTGAGACCCGGTTGTCGACGGTGGTGCAGGTGTACGGCAACGCCGGCGGGACCAGTGAGTGGCCGGCCGCGATGGGCATTGATTGGATGACCAACCGGGAGATGTGCGAAGCCATCCCGCCGCTGTACACCGAGCATGTCGGAGCGCAGCTTCTCCGATCTTTAGAGGTGGCGGCATGACGTTCAAGCGACTTTTGTCCGATGCGGAGCCGCACACGGCGGCCCGCGCCGCCCTGATAATGGCCGCCGCGCTTGCCGGCGACGAGACAGCTTCTGACGCGGATCGTGGCCGAGCAGAACAGCTTTTAGCCATCGGCGCCGCCGACCTTACAGACCAAATTCGCAGCATTAGACAGCCCAGTTCTGCGCACGCTCTCACAGAAGGGGAGGAGCGGTGAGTCGTATCCCAGACAAGGTGCGCAAAGCGTTGCACAAGCGGGCCGAGATCAACGACTTCCCGTGCTGCGAAATCTGCGGCACCCCGTACGCCAACAACGCTCACCACCGCAGAGGGCAGGGGCAAGGCGGACCGAACACCCTGTCCAACCTGATGCTCCTATGCGGGTCGGGAACTACCGGGTGCCACGGGTATGTGACATCCCACCCGGCGGCCGCCGTACGCAACGGCTGGACCATCCAGGGCACTGAGGAGGAGCCGTGGCAAGTGGCGGTCTGGTACCGCCGGCAGGGCAAGTTCAACCTTTATGACGATGGGTCGTTGGTGCCCTCTGATTTGGAGGGAGAAGTAGCGTGAAAACCGTTGAGCCAGTTGCTTACACGCCTGTGTTTTTGCAGGTAGTTGGCGTAGAATCAAACGAGGCCGTAGGCGCTACCAACGCACTACGGCCTCTGACCGACCCCATCTGTATCGCGACAGACAGGACCAGCTAGATGAATGCTAACCCAGACGCAGAACCCCGCATCAGGTACGACTGGGCACGGGTGGAATGCCCCACCTGCGGAGCCCTCCCTGACACGCGTTGCAGAGCCAAATCGGGCCGCACAACCGATGCCCATGTCAAGCGCATCATGAAGGACCGACGACAGGTCCAGGCCCGCGAGGAGTACGCCCGCTACGGCTGCCGATGCAGCCAGCCATGGACCGGCATCGCCCCCGCCTACGGGCTGTCGGCCTACGCCATCAGAAGCGGCGGGACGGACCACCCACGCGACCCCAGCGACCTGTGCCGCTGCACCAAAGTTGCCAAGTCAGCCCCGAAGCACATGCGGGACCGCTCCCCAGAATGGCGAGTGCTGGTCGACAACTGGGATGAACTCGTCGCCCTCCTCAAGGAGGAGCACCCCAACGGCACGGCACCAAAGTGCTACGCCCGCATGAAAGAACTGTTCGCCGAAGCTCGGGCTACCCCTGTAGGTGAGCAATGAGCGCCGGCGGTTCGTACGTTCACATCCCCCCGGTCGAGCACAAGTGCCCGCTGCCCAAGTGCGACGACCCCATCGGCACCATCTGGCGCTGCGACACCTGCCAGACGTATTGGCGGCGCATCGAGGAGTACGTCGGGTTTGGCTGCTCGCGGACTTGGACGACTGACTTCTGGCGGAACATCAAGTCGGGCAATCTCAGCGGTTGGTGCAACGCATCGGGGAGTGGTGCCAAATGACTGTCTCAAAGCGACTCCGGTTTGAGATCCTGCGTCGCGACAACAACGCCTGCAAGGTATGCGGGCGAACGCCACCCGAGGTCAAACTTCACGTCGACCACGTCGTCCCCGTGGCCCTCGGTGGAGGCAATGAGCCGTCGAATCTTCAAACCCTTTGCAGTGATTGCAATGGTGGGAAGTCGTCAGTCCCCGCTGATGCGCCGGTGGTGGCTGATGTAGCGGCAGACGCTCAAAGGTGGTCCCTAGCGATGCAGCAGGTCGCGGAGATGCGAGCGGCCGAACTCAACGACGTGTTTCAGATGGTCGATTGGTTCATGTCCATCTGGGATAGCTGGACTGATTGGCGCGGCGACACGTACGACGCGTCCGGTGCGCAGACGACCATTCCCCAGTTCATCAAGGCAGGCCTAACCACACAGGAAATAGAGGAACTTGTTGGCGTCACCATGCAGGGGCCAGCATCGGGCAGGGACAAATGGAAGTACTTCTGCGGATGTTGCTGGAGGCGCATCCGGCAGAACCAAGAGTTGGCGGCCGAGCTGATGCAATCCCAAACCCCATCGTCATCAGCGTTTGCAATAACGACGCGATGGACCGAAGACGACCTCCACCATCTGATGACGCTAGAGGGTGTCGAAGCGAACTACGCCGGTGGATTTCTGGAATGCGAAGACCACGCTGATGGCCTGTGTGAGAGCGACATGCTTTGTCAGATAGTCGCTGCGGCCCGAACTCGAGAGTCGATAGAAGCCTTCTCCATTCGCAAGCACAGGAAGGCTCAAGAAGTAGAGGCGATAAACGACGCCGCCGAAGAGGCGGAGGACTACGTCTATGGCTAACGCGGCGGCCCTCATCAGGGAATCCATTTGGCGGGACAGAGACTTTCGAAGACTCACCCGCAACGCCCAATGCACGTATCTGCAACTGGTTTCGCAGAAGGATTTGGATTGCGCCGGCCTGCTGACGCTGCACATCTCGTTGCTGGCTAAGGGCTGCGACGAGGTCACCCAAGAAAGCATCCTGGCTGACCTCCTGGCGCTCGAGGAAGCTCGGTTCGTGTTCTTTGACCAAGACACTGACGAGTTGTTCGTCCGGTCCTACATGCGGACCGCAGGGGTTGTGAAGTCCCCGAACATCTTCAAGTCGGCGTTGAAGTCGGCGGGGATGGTGGAGTCGCCCAAGCTCCGCGTGGAGGTGGCAGCCGAACTACTTCGTCTACACCGCAAGGAAGCGGCCGACCTCGCTGATGTGTTGAACCCTTCCGGAACCCTTCGTCCCGATCCGACGAACCCTTCTGGAACTCGAACCCTTTCGGAACCCTCCAGTACAGGAACAGTTACAGGGACAGGTGGTAGTTCCGTAGTGGGTCACTCTGGGGAGGGGGCCGCCCCACCCAGATATTGCCCAAAGCATCCAAGCGGAACCGACAAGGCGTGCTGGGCGTGCAAGTCCTACCGCGAAGCGCTCGAGGCTTGGGAGAACCAGTCTCTCGATGCTGAGGAGCAGGCGAAGTCCCTTCAGAACGAGGCCCGCGTCGCCGCCATCAAGGCATGCAATCGCTGTGACGAGTACGGGCGCATCGAGGTCAACGAAGACGGCGCTCTTGCCCGTTGTGCACACCAGGAGGCCGTCAATGCCTGACCACAGCCATGTACGTAACCAACAGACCGCACACGCGGAGAGGGGGAACCGATGAGCGACGGCATTCGGCGGTTCTGCGCGCTTTGCGGTAACCGGATGTTCAACCGGCCCGATGTGTGGCGTCCGGGCCTGTGCACCGATTGCGCTGCGCTGGCAGACCAGGTCGCAGGGGAGGCATCGTGATTAGCACCCTCGAGGACATGTGGTCAGACCTGATGGACTCGCCAGCGTTCACAAGCACCAACGGTGTGCTCACCATATCGGCGGCAGTGTTCGCGGCAGCGTCGGGCGGGAGCATCGCCGGCGAAGGGTCGTGGTGGGTGTCGGGGATTCTCATCGCGGTGGTGCTGGTGTTGGTGTTCATCGTGGCGGCCCGCCTGCAACGCACCACCCCTGAGTTGGTGAGTGTGTTGATGGACCCGAAGTTCTTCATGCCGTACTGCATCTGCCCCGAATGCAAACTTGAAGGGCTGCACTGGATGAAGTCCACTGCCATCCCACGTGATCGCGAAAGCCTCCTGAAGTATTACCGCGAAGTTGAGGCGCACAACGCCACCTCCCCGTTTGCGCTCAATTTCTGGCTCCGCCTAGACGACGACTACCGCCTGCCAATGGCTGAGCAGTGGGCCAAGGAGCGGGAAGCCAAGTCCGACGTCATCCGCGAGTGCCGGGACTGCGGTCACACGTGGGGCCAGAAGGTCGGATTGGGGGCTCTGTCGTGAGCTTTGTAGGTAACCAACAACCCACCCAGGAGCAGCCATGAGCATCTTCGAGTACGGCCCGCTGGTCCCGTTTTTCGCGTGGCGACCCGTGAAGACCATCGACGCCGGCTGGGTGTGGCTGCGGCACATCACACGCCGCCGCCAATACCTGTCCCCGCATATCTCCGGACCGGGTGGGCCGTGGTGGCAGTACCAACGCTTTCCTCATCCGTCACGCCTCGCTGCTGTCGGTAACCAACAGACCACGTACACGGAAGGCGGCAAGTGATGAGCGTGAGGTTGGACCAACTGCGTTGCGCGAAGTGCGGCCGGGAGGGCAAGCAACGCGGCTTCCGCTACACCGTGCACGGCGTGTACGTGTGCACCGCGTCTTTGGCGTGCGGTAAGCGAGTCGACAAGGCGGCTGCCGCTTCTCTCGGACAGAAGGGCAACCACCAATGAGCGGCACTTGCCAGCACTGCGGACATCTCAGCCCGCACCCCATCGAAGACTCACCACCCAACCCGCTGCACTGCGACCAATGCCCACCATGGCCCTGCCCCGACTGCGGCGACATGTGCACCGTCACCAACCTCTGCGGCTGCTGGACCCCGTTGGAGGGCATGGCACTAGCTGACATCAAGGCGCTGTTCGCAGCGTCGGACCTGTCGCTGGGCGGCTTGAATGCTGACGAGCGGGGCCTGTCGTGAGTGGTGGGGGTGGTGTGGTGAACCAACTCACCGAAGTGCTCCGCGAGCACCGGTTGCGTCCTGGCGGGTTGGCGGACTTCTGCTCCGCGCCTGGCTGCCCCTGGGAGGGCTACCCGGAAGGCTTTACCGAGCACGTCGCTGCCGCCATCCAGGAGTCGTTGAACCTCACCGAGGAGACGTGCAAGCGTTCGCCTAGTCGTGTCGACGCGTCTGGCCGCAACGAGTGGCACTTCGAGCATCGTTTCGTGACCCCCTGGTTGCCTTCTCGGAGCGGAGACACCGCATGACCGCTCAGCGCGTTCCTAACGGCCCGGTGGGGGATTGGCTAGGGAAACGGGTTCTGAACGGCCCAGCGGATAATCAGACGGCAGCATTGCCTATCCCAGCGCCCGTCTACACCGTGACCTGTCTCGATTGCCCCCGCTCAGAGCAGGTCACCTGGTTGCCGATGCAGTGGTCAGCCGGCCCCTGCCACGAATGCGCCCAGTCTTCTGTCACCAAGCATCTTGAAATCCATCCTGGTCATAGGTGTGGTGTGACCCCAACCCAACGAAACGAGGCGTCATGATCCCCCTCTTCAACAATCAGCCGTGGGTGGGTGAGGCGATATGCACCTCCGTCGACCCAGAAGTTTTCTTCGTCGAAAAGAGCGGCTCAACACTCCCCGCAAAGCAAGTCTGCGGGGCTTGTCCGGCTCAGCAACGCTGCTTTGAGTGGGCCATGGACACCGGGGAGCCTCACGGCGTGTACGGCGGGTACAGCGCGTGGGAACGGAAGAAGTTCAGACGCGGCGGCCTCCTCCGACCCCTCCCTGAGCCGGTGGAACGCACCCCTAAGCGGTGTGCTTGGTGTTGTAAGAAGTTCATTGGGGATCAAATGTATTGCGGGTCGTTGTGTTCGGGTGCGGGGACCCGTCATGCGCGGTTGGAACGGTTAGCCGCCATCAAGGACGCATCATGACCGTCGCCGAACTCATCGAAGAACTCGAGAAGCTGGACCCCGATACCCGGGTGTTCGTCAACGGCCACCCCGACGGTGGGGGACTGGATGAGGTCGACGAAGTGCAGACCACCACCCACGCTGGCGCACCGTTGTGGGTGAAGAACAACGGCTACTACTGCTCCTACGCCGGCGATTTCACCGTCGTCCCTGAGGACACAGACGGCGCCTGCCCTGCGGTGAGGCTCTGGTGAGTAGGGGTGCGGTGTCTGCTGCTTATGCGGAGTCGGATTGCCTCACCCGCCGGTGCGGAACATGCGGTGCTGAAGCGGGCTCGTACTGCGTGTTCGTGATGGACGGGAAAACCTACCAACGCCACCTACCTTGCATCCAGCGGACAAAGACGGTCAACGATGAGCGTTGAACTCAGCTTCGTCGTTGACGGCGAGTGCGACCACGGACCCAAATACGCATGGGAGGAACGCACCGAATGCAACCACCGGCTGTTCTCACCTTGGGGTGAAGTCGAATACCCGGACCCAGACCCAGGCCGCGACGAGGTAGGACACCTCGTCCTTGCCGCCGGCTGGTGGGTCGGCGGGCTCCTCGGCAAAGGGCCGATACCAGGAAAGCGACCGGGAGAGCTATGTGAGGCGTACACCCAAGACGGTCGCCTGTTCATCAAACTGGCGCACGAAAACCGCACCTGGACATGGGAGCTATTCGAAGCGCACTTCGCCGACGGGAAGGGGCCAAACGACATGCTCATCGGAAGGTGGCCCGACTAATGGCCGGCGACGGAAAGCCCTACATCCTGCACCTCTCCCCGGGAACCCCGTCTGTCGAGTGGTGCGCCACCTGCCTCCTCCCGTCGCGGGTGGTCATCCCGGTGTACGCGATGAGTGAGGACGGCCCGTGGCAGATAGGCACTTACGACCGATGCGAAGACTGCACACCGTCCAAGGAGGCGTCATGAGCGAGTTGTGGTGGTGCGTCACGTGTCACGCCGAGAAGCGGTTCGCTGTGTTCGACCACAACGGTTTCCGGTTTCTGTGCTGCCAGTCGTGTGGTGGCGGGATTTGCATTGACCCTGAGCCCGGACAGATTGAGGAGTCCGCATGACCGTGGAAACACACGTCGAGGAAGACGGCAACGTACCCGAGGCAATGCGGCACCTCGAGGACGCCATCTCCGACCTCATCGACGAGCCGTTGAAGATGGCCGGCCGCACCGACTGCGACCAATGCCACAACGAGGACTGCGACCCAGCCTGCGTTTTGCACACTTGCGCTGGGCACCTCACACCCACCGACAGCCTCTACATCCAACTCCTCGACGCGGTGGAGCAAGGACGCTCAGGGGCATCTCAGGGCGGCTCCAGACCCCGCTCACTCCCCACCGGGTGGATCGACGCCCAGAAAGTCCTCGACGAAATTGACTTCGGTGTCAGCCTTTGGCAACCAGGCCACAACGAAGACCCCACACCCACCATCGGCCGGCTGCAGCACATGCTGCGCATCAAGTACCGCCCGCAGGACGTTCACGGCCTGGAACAGAAAACCACAGCACTGGTGGCGTGGGTGAAGGACATCACCGACCTGTTCGACCCACCCTCGGTGAAGCACATCTCCGCACCCTGCCCGGCGTGCGGCGCCACCACTGTCCGACGACCCGACTCCGCTGGGGAGATCGTCCGCGTCCCCGCCTTGCAGATCATCGCCGCCAAGGGATGCACCTGCCAGAACTGCAAGTACACCTGGACCCCCGACCTATACATGCATCTGTGCCGGGTCCTTGGCTTTGAGATGCCAACAGGCGTGCTCGAGTAGTTCCGCGACACACCGACTTAACCGCTTGCCATCAGGCTGTACTGCCGTACAGTAGTGAGCAGGGACGGGCCGGAGTCAGTCGGTTACCCGCTAAGTTACCCGGCAGACAACGCCATGCCCGTCCCCTAAATTTCATAGAGCGATGTGGGCCGGCCGCAGTCGGTTAACTTTGGAATAAGCGGGTTCAAACCCCGCCGCCGGTGAGCAATCACGGGTTGTACTCCGGTTGCAATCACATGCCCGCACCGCTTAATGAAACAACTGAACAGTGGCGATGTGGGCCGGAGCATGATCGGTTACCTCTTGGATGGCGGGGTCGCGGGTTCAAATCCCGTCCGCCGGGCGAATGCTCGGCGGTAGCTCAGTTTGGTTAGAGCACGTAAACCCGGTCAGCACTACACGCCCACATCGCCGCTGCAGGAGTCGAAGTGGACGTTCTCAGCACCATCAACACCCGCCGCACCGCTCAGTCCGACAAGGCCGACCCACGGCAGGTGAAGAACACCGCCGGCGGATACACATTCACCGTTGACGACAAGGCTCGTCTCCACCGCTTCCTCACCTTGGGAACCGACGGTGGAACGTATTACGCCAGCGCCAAGGACATGACCCGCGACAACGCCGAAGTCGTGTTTCGGGCCGCCGCAAACGATCCCGTCGAACTTGTCCGGCACGTCGTGGAAGTGTCCGCAGCGGGCCGTGCGCCGAAGAACAACCCCGCCCTGTTCGCGCTGGCCATCGCCGCCGCGTCGGACGACGATGCTGGCCGAGCCGCAGCACTCGCCGCACTACCTCAGGTTGCCCGCACCGGAACGCATTTGTTCCTGTTCGCCGGGTACGTCGAGCAGTTCCGCGGTTGGGGTCGCGGCCTTCGAAAGGCTGTTGGGTCGTGGTACTCCGACAAGCCCGCCGACAAACTGGCCTACCAAGCGTTGAAGTACCGGCAGCGCGATGGGTGGACGCACCGCGACCTCCTCCGCCTCTCTCACCCTGTCGCGGACACCTCGACGAAGGGTGCGTTGTTCGACTACATCTGCCGGGGACTGCCCGATGAGCGCCCCGAATGGGCTTCAGAACTACCGCCCATCGTGCATGGGTTCGAAACCGTCCAGCACGCAGGCACCGCCGACGAAGTGCTGATCGCGCTCAGTGATTACCCGATGCTGACGTGGGAGATGCTGCCGGACCACGCACTGACCAATGCTGACGTGTGGCGGGCTCTCATCGCCAATGGGATGCCCCAAACAGCGTTGATGCGGCAACTACCCCGCCTCACCCGTCTTGGTGTGCTCCAGGGCGATGTAGGCCGGACCGTCGCCGCCCAGTTGCAGGATGCGGAGCAGTTGAAGCGCGGTCGTGTTCACCCGGTCAATGTCCTCGTCGCGCAACGTACCTACGCCTCCGGGGTCTCCTCTCGAGGTGAGTCCACATGGCATCCGGTGTCGATGGTCACCGACGCGTTGGATGCCGCGTTCTACAACGCTTACGGTGCGATCGAACCGGCCAACAAGCGCACCCTTCTGGCCTTGGACATTTCCGGGTCCATGAGCGCAGCGGTGTCGGGGCTGCCGTTGTCGTGCCGCGAGGCAGCAGCGGCGTTGGCGATGGTCACCGCCGCAACGGAACCTGACCATCGCATTGTCGGCTTCACCGGCACCAACGACGGATGGCGTGTCACCGGTACCTCTTTGACGGAGTTGGATATCAGTCCCCGCCGGCGCTTGGACGACGTATGCCGTTACACCTCCCAATTGCCCATGGGGCGTACCGACTGCGGTCTGCCGATGGTGTGGGCGATGCAGAACAATGTTGAGGTCGACACCTTCCACATCTACACCGACAACGAAACATGGGTCGGCCCGGTCCATCCTCATCAAGCGTTGCGGGAGTACCGGGAGAAGATGGGCATCGACGCCCGCCTCGTCGTGGTCGCGATGATCGCCACGAACTTCACCATCGCCGACCCCACGGACCCCGGCCAGTTAGACGTATCCGGGTTCGACTCCGTCGTCCCCAACCTGCTGGCTGACTTCTCCCGAGGTGACCTGTGACCGTCCACCGCATCGACGGGTTCAAGCTGCTGAACTTCGCCTCCCAGGTCGACGACAACGCAATCGAGCAAGCGAAGATGACGGCGTCCATGCCGTTCATCCACCCGCACATCGCGTTGATGCCTGACGCCCACTCCGGGAAGGGTTCAGCGGTCGGCACCGTCATCCCCACCCTGGACGCGGTGATTCCCGCTGCGGTCGGTGTGGACATCGGGTGTGGGATGGTCGCCGCCCGCACCCGATTCACCGCCACCGACATCGACGGCAAGGACTTGCACGACCTCCGTGAATCCCTTGAGTCAGCCATCCCTCTATCTCCGGGGAACTACAACAAGTCCCTCCAGCGGTACGGTTTCACCACCGAGCGCATCGCGATGCTCGAGAAGTTGGCCGCCGACAACGACATCGACCTCACCCATTCACCGAAGTGGCGGGAACAGCTCGGCTCATTGGGCGGCGGTAATCACTTCATCGAACTGTGCTTGGACAACGAGGACCGGGTGTGGATGTTCCTGCACTCCGGGTCACGCGGTGTGGGCAACAAGATCGCGCAGAAGCACATCAAGATTGCGCAGAAGTTGATGAAGCAGTGGCACATCCAACTCCCCGACATCGACCTCGCGTACCTCCCGGTCGGCATCCCTGAGTTCGGCGACTACCTCAAAGAGTTGAACTGGGCGCAGAAGTTCGCCTACGAGAACCGCAACGAGATGATTGACCGCTACCGCCAAACCCTGGTTCATTGGATGGGTTCCGATCCGGATATCGAGGTAGAGCGCATCAACTGCCACCACAACTACACCCGCAAGGAACAACACTTCGGGAAGGACGTTTGGTTGACCCGCAAGGGCGCCGTGGACGCCCACGAAGGTGTGAGGGCTGTCATCCCGGGGTCTATGGGCACACGCTCGTATGTTGTGCGCGGCAAGGGCAACCAAGCAGGGCTGTGCTCAGCTCCCCACGGTGCTGGCCGCAGGTTCTCCCGAACTGAAGCCAAAAGGCGGTACACCGAAGCCGACCTAGCCGATCGCATGAAGGGCATTGAGTACCGGCCCGGACCGGAGTGGATCGACGAGATCCCCGACGCCTACAAGGACATCGACGTCGTGATGGCTGATGCCGCGGATCTCGTCGACATCGAATACGAGCTGCGACAGGTGCTCAACCTGAAAGGCACCTAACGGTGGATTCGCGCGTACAGCAGGCCCGAGAGCATCACCGGTTGGCGGCTGATGCTTCTCAGGTCGCTGAGCAACACCGTGCCCAACGGGACCAACTTGTCAGAGGTCTCTGGCAGTCTGACCGTGAGAGTTGGACGCACGCGAAACTTGCCAAGGCCGTGGGGTGTTCACCGGAGTTGATCGCGAAGATCCTCGCTGGGCGCACGGCAACGTCTTAGGCGACACGCTGCCAAGTGCTCTTGCTGCTTTGGCAAATGGTAGGGCATAATGGTCCTCACATACCCGAACTGTGTCCAAATCCGGGTAGCCGAAAAGCCTCGCCGTTGTGCGGGGCTTTCGTCGTTTCATTCCCCCGAGCGTCGGGAGCCTGCCGTGACCACCATTGCGCCTGCTGACCCCGTTGTTCAAATCCGGGATGCCGTGGAGTTCGCGAGGGCTTCCCGCCATCACCAGGACTGCCGGTGCGGCCTGTTCCGCAAGGACGGTGCGGGGTTCTGCACGGACCGTGAAGCCCTGTGGCAGCGCGCCATCGACGTCCTCCTCACCAACATCACCCAACGTTGATGGATGACCTGCTGTTGGAGGAGTGCGAGCTGATCGTTGCGCTCGAGTACGCCAAAGCCGCTATCGAGGACGTTGACGTGCAGATAGCTTTCCTACCCCCGGAGACCTCATGAGCAAGATGTACGACTTCAAGCCCGCCGACCTTCTTATCGACGCTGGCCTCGACAACACGGTTCTGCCTGCCGTGTCTGTTGCCAAGGACCACATGACCATTGGTGGCGTGAGCCTGTCGGGTAACTGGATAGCCCAGGGCGGCATCACCATCACCCCAGGCGGTCCTGATGACTGCAACATGGTGAACGTAAAGTTCCTCGTCGGTGCTGTGCAGGTTGACGACTCCGTGGTTGATCAGGTGAAGGAAGCGTCGTGACGGATAAGAACGACGGACGCCTCGACCCGTCCAAGCCCAACAAGTTCGAACCTCAACACCACGACGTCTTCCCCGGCCAACCCCATCATGATGGCCATGGTTCACCTGGTGAGAAGACCGACACCCAGAAGAAGAACCGCTAGCGTTTGCTGAGTTCAGTATCGACTCGGCGCTGACCGCTATTCGCCGATGATCATGGGTTAGCTGTCGGTACCATTCCCTCCCATGAGGGGGATCTTTACGGCGTTGATCGTCGTGTTCGCATTGGCCGGCTGCGCAAAGTCCGACCACACCCAACCGCCCTGCCAAGCCGAGAAGACGTTCATGGCCGACGGCACCGCGTACAGCATCGGCCCGGACAACAAAGCCGTCGTCTACCACAAGGACGGCACCGCTTACGGCGCCCAACCGGTGCTGTGCACTGCGGGTGGTGAACCGCTGAACCAATAGGGAAGGACCGCGCCATGGGCGACACGAAGCTTTCGCATCAGGTGTGGGTGCCAGCAGGCCCCGTATCCAAGGGCGACATCCTCGCCGAAGCGCTCCTCGAGCTGCGGGACAAAATCCCCGCTGCGACCATTCCCGCCGCGGACATCGTCGACTCCAAGCCCACCAAGCGTGACGGCGAACCCGGCCGCCTCTACACCGTAGAAGTGACCTATCGGGCGTTGAAGGCCAACGAAGGCACCGTGACCGTGGATGACATTGTCGCCGACCTTCAGCCCGCCGCGTTCGTCCCACCTGAGGACGACAAAGCCTAAATGGCGCTCCAGTTCTTCACCGTCACCGGTTCCTTGAGGGCGGTGACCGTTGACTACGTGGACGCCGGCGTGGCCCCTGACGTCGTGAACGTCACCTGCACAGTCGACTTCATCCCCCGCATCCCTCGCGGCCAAGTCGTCTGGGCCAGTGGTCTCACACCACCCCAAGGCATTCTGCTGCCCACCATCCGCGCACGCTTCGACGGCGACGGCACCTTGCACACCATCGTCGGCGGCACCGGAGTCCAACTGCTCGCGAACACCGCGGACATCGACATGGACCAACTCATCTACGACGTCTCATTTTCGAACATCAACTTCGCCAAGGCACCCGACGACGCACTCATCTCCGCGTTCGCCTTCGAAGCCCCCCACACCGCCACCACCATCGACCTCTCCCAATTAGAGCGGCTGACGCCTAAGGCTGGTCTCTGATGCCTGACCCCTCAGAAGAGGACTCAGTGGCAGAAGCCAAGGCCAACGCGCACAACGACTTGGCCAACGACTTGTTCTCCGGAGTGCTGAAAGCGATTGGCTTAGACGGGTCACTGTTTCAAGCGCCAGGTAGGTGAAATTCCATGCCAGACAAACCGGGCGGTATGCCTATCCAGTTCAAGAAGTACTGGCTCGCCGGCCCGGGTGCCGCAGCTATAGCGTGGAACACACCAGGCGACTTCGAGCGCTGCGTCAAGCTGATCAACGCCAAGATCGAAGAGCACGGCAGCGCACCACTGCCCGACTACGAGATCAAGGGACTCTGCAACAAGCTCCACCGTGAAGCCACTGGCGGAGCACCAGGCCACGGCTCCGCTGAATGAGCGCAGTCCGCAACACCACACGCCGCGACAACCACAGGGCCGCCGTCAGTGAAGGCCACCCACCATGCCATTGGTGCGGCAACGACATCGACTACGACGCACACCACCTCAACCCCCTAGCCTTCCAGGTTGACCACGTCACTCCACTGTCGAAGGCACGACCAGGTGAAGACCTCGACACCCTCGACAACTGCGTCCCCTCACACCGGGCGTGCAACAGAGCGAAGTCCGACAAGGTGCTCTACCAGCAGGGCGTCACCTTCATCACTGAGCGCATGTGGTGGCCATAAACCCGCAGGTCACAGCCCTGTGGCTCGCATAACGCCAGGTCAGATGGGGTAGGCGGGGGTTCCCTTGGCCCACCCGAACCGCACCTCGCTGGCATAGGCGGGCATCTCTCCCCGTCATTTTCCACACCCCAACAGGTCTCAGAAAGGGCGGTTGAGCGTGTCTTCTAAAACCGGCCTGCGGGCCGTGCAACCCCACGAAACGGCAGCCCCTGCGCAGCCCAAGACTGTTGCCCAAGCCGCCAAGAGTGGAACCCCGCGTGAGCTGCTGGTGGCAATGCGTGACCGGATAGCTGAAACGGTCTCGCAGTCCAACTGTGCGGCACGGGACTTGGCGTCGTTGACGAAGCGACTTCAAGACATCGCTCATGACATCGACGCCATCGACTCGCGAGGCGATGGTGAGGCGGCGGACCGGGTCCGTGAGTTGGAGGCGGCGCTGAAGTTGTGGGCGCCGGATCATCCGCTGCTGTCCGGCGCTCATGTCATCGACGACAGTTTCGACGCCTCGGTTATCTGAGGCCGCTCGCCACGTTGTGATTCCCGAAGGAATCGTGACTTCGGTGTTCCCGCGGGTTCAGCGGCGGTTAAACGAGGTTGGCTTCTCATTCGACCCGTGGCAGCAGGGGTTCGGGACCATTGCTTTGGGTTGTCGCGCGGATGGCAAGTTCGCGGCAACGGTTGGTGGGGTCGCCGCGTCCATCCCCCGACAGGTCGGCAAAACCTACACGGTCGGCGGAATCATCGTGGGGCTGTGTCTGGAGTTCCCGGGATTGAAGGCGGCGTGGACGTCGCACCACAACAGGACGACGACAAACACTTTCCGGTCGATGCAGGGACTCGTGAAGCGCAAGGGTATTGCTCCGTTTTTGGCTCCTGATAGGTCGATGGGCATACGAACGACCAACGGCGAGCAGGAAATCAAGTTCCGAAACGATTCGGTGATCATGTTCGGCGCTCGCGAACAGGGCTTCGGTCGAGGGTTGGATGAAATCGACGTCGAAGTGTTCGACGAGGCTCAGATTCTCACGTTGAAGGCTCTTGAGGACATGGTGCCGGCGACAAACCAGGCGCGAAACCCTCACGGAGGTTTGATCTTCTTCTTGGGGACGCCCCCACGGCCGGACGATCCGGGAGAGGCGTTCACGGCCAAGCGTCAGCAGGCATTGAAGGACAAGCCTGAAGGCCAAGTGGTAATCACTCGAGGCAAGCAGGCATACGTCGAGTTCAGTGCTGATCCGGATTCAGCCCCTGACGATCAAACGCAGTGGCCAATCATGAATCCGTCTTTCCCGCATCGCACTCCGCTGGAGTCGATGGAGCGGATGAGAGAAAACATTCCAGACGACGAGTCGTGGAATCGTGAAGCTCGAGGGATATGGCCCAAGGTGTCCCGCCACGCCGCGGTTGTCAAGCACGCAGCGTGGCAAGCGATGCGCCGAAATGGACCGTCTGCGGACGTGCGACCAGATGCGTTTGGCGTGGACATGTCCCACGGTTTGGACATTTCGATAGCGGCGTGCTGGCTTGAAGGAGAGTCGGCGCACCTTGAAGAGGTGTGGGCCGGTTCAAATGTTGCCGAAGCGTTGGATTGGCTCGTCGAGGCTGCGGGTTGGCAAGCGGAAGTCGTCATCGACGACATTTCCCCTGCGGCTCAGATGGTTCCGGAACTCAAAGCGCGGGGAGTGAACGTTCGCCGCAGCTCGGCCCGGGACATGGCGAAGGCGTGCCTTCTGTTTGAAACACGCGCCAACGCCGACAAGCTGACACACGGTGGTCAGTCCACTGCGCTGACCGACGCGTTGCAGGGCGCCAGGAAGAGGCCCATCAGCGATGCCGGTGGGTGGGGATGGGACCGGCGCGATTCAACGGTGACCATTCATCCCATCGTGGCTGCAACCCTGGCCCTCCTCGGCGGTGTCACTCAAGGACCGAAGAAACCTAGTGGCCGTATCGCCACCGTCTCGTAGAAGGAAGGGGAACGTTGCCTAGTCAAGTCACGCTCCCCGGAATCGACGACGACGAGCAGCGGCTCCTGAGCGGGTTGTTGGCGCAGTTGGATGCCCGGCAGCCGCGGAATCAACTGCGAGACAGTTACTACGAGGGCCGGCTGGCTATTCAGCAGGTGGGGACGATCATCCCGCCGCAGTACTACCGTTTGGCGATTGTGTTGGGCTGGTCGGCGAAGGCTGTCGACACACTGGCGAACCGTTGCAACTTGGACGGCTTCGCGTGGCCCGACGGGGACTTGGGTTCGTTGGGGTTCCATCACGTCTTCGACGACAACTATCTTGACGTCGAGATTGATTCAGCGACGACGCAGTCACTTCTGCACGGACCCGCCTTCCTGATCAACACCGTCGGTGACACGTCGGTGGGGGAACCCGCAGGTTCCATTCACGTGAAGTCGGCGGCCAACGCCACCGGAACGTGGGACGCGCGGGGTCGGCGGTTGTCGAACTTGCTGTCCATCACGGGTAGGGACCGGTCGGGCTCTGTGTCCAGTTTGGCCTTGTACCTCGACGGGGTGACGATTACAGCGGAGAAGGATTCCTCTGGGTGGTCAACGGAACGCACTGAACATCCGTGGGGTGTTCCCGTGGAGCCCATGGTGTACCGGTACCGCACAGACCGGCCGTTTGGCCAGTCCCGCATCTCCCGTGCGGTCATGTCTGCCCATGACGGGGCTCTGCGCACGATGATCCGCATGGAAGGGCATGCCGACACGTACAGCTTCCCCGAAATGTGGATGCTCGGCGCGGATGAGTCGATCTTCAAGGACGCTGACGGCAACCCGAAACCAGTGCTCCAGGTGATGCTGGGTCGTCTCAAGGGCATCCCTGATGACGATTCGTCCAAGAACCCTCGAGCGGACGTGAAGCAGTTCTCCGCGGCATCACCTCAACCGCATATCGACATTCTGAAGCAGCAGGCCCAGTTGTTCGCCGGTGTCACCGACATCCCCATTTCGGATCTTGGCGTTTCGGACATGTCGAACCCGACGTCCTCGGATTCCTACATCGCGTCCCGCGAGAACATCATCAAGGAAGCCGAAACCACCACCAAGGGCTACAAGCGGGCGTTGAAGCGCTCCATGTGCCGGGCATTGGCGATGCAGAACAACATTCGGGAAATCCCCGAGGCGTGGTCGACCATTTCCCCGAAGTGGCGGAACCCGATCTACATGTCCCAGGCTCAGCAGGCAGACGCGGGCTTGAAGATCATCACCGCCGCACCGTGGCTGGCCGAGACGGATGTGGGTCTTGAAATCCTGGGTCTTGACGATCAGCAGCAGGCCCGCGCCATAGCCCAAAAGGTGAAAGCTCAGGGCCAATTAACGTTGCAGGCACTTGCCGCACAAGGCCAGAAGATGACGAATGACGGCGCCGGCACAAGCCGCTGAACCGGCACCTCTTCGCACAATCTTGATGCCAGTGGCAGCGGGTGCTGTCGACGAGCTATCTGCGGTGTGGGTCCTTCCGCCACCCGATATCATCAACGCCCTCTATGAGGTCTTGCCTCCGCTGTTGGACAAGTGGACGTTGGCAGCTTCCTCTGCCGGTGCCACGTGGTACGACCAGTTGCGCGACGCCAACGCGATCCCGGGACGTTTCGAGGCGAGCGTAAAACCGCTGGAAAATACCGGTGCGGATGCCCTAGCAGGCTTTGGTTCACGGTCGTTGTCTGCGGCCAGGGTCGACCAAGCCAACGCGGTCGTAAATCTTGACGAGCCCGCGACGTCGTTGGTGCGCAAGCCAAAGACGGAAGCCGACCTGGTGGACACGGCCCGTTACGACGTTCAGGGCGGGTTGCAGAAGCGGATTGTCAACGCCGCCAACCTGACTGTCACGGATGCGGCGACCGAAGACCCCCAAGCGCGGGGATGGATGCGCCGAACCCGCCCCGAGGCGTGCAAATTCTGCGTCATGGTCGCCTCCCGCGGTGGGGTGTTCACAAGAGCGTCCTCAACGTTCGCCTGCCATGAGGGGTGCTTCTGCGAGGCGGTTCCTGCCTGGGGCGGAAAAGCGCTCCCTGTAAAGCCATACAAGCCATCGGACAAGCCTTCTACTCCTGCAGATCGGGCTCGCGTGCGGCGTTGGATTAAAGAAAACCTAGAGTAGGTGCTACCAACTTGTCAGGTGCGTACAGCGACAGGATATCGACCGCCCAAGCGACCTTATCTGGTACGCGTTGACCGGCTGGCTGATGCGTGTTCCATAACTCCAGGTTCTCGGGCCGATTGTCGTCGCGGACACCGTTGATGTGGTGGACGTTCTCAAACTTGCAAAGCGGCCTGCCGATTGTCTCGGCCATCACTAGACGATGTTCAGGAACGAAGCCGTTGGCCATCGCCATTGGCGAATCTGGGCGCCAGACCATGACATAACCACTTGGGTCCCTCTTTTTGTGTGCGGGTTTTGGACGAGGTGCAGGCGTAGGCGTTCCCCACCGTCGCCACTTGTTGTAGTGACTAGTGCAGTACGACTTGCATCGAACAGGGTTACCGCAATCTGGTACTGAACACATCGGCGTCTCCGCAGCGTTGGACCTATAGCCGTTGCGAAACGCGCGTTCGTAATGAAGATGGCACATACCTCCGCTGGCGACGGCCGACCCGCATCCATCAGTGCTGCACCGTTTAGGCATCTCGGAGCGCGTCCTAATCGGCAAGTGCTCAGACAACTTGCCCGACCGCCGAAGCCGCTCATTGTGTGCATGGCACAAGCCATTTAGGCGTAGCGGGCGATCGCAGCCAGGCACGGTGCACACACTTACTGTCATGTGGCAATTATGCCACGAATGTTGACACCTCTGTCTTCCTGAGCCGCAACGGCGCAGAAGTAACCCGCAACGGGGAAATGGAGTGAAACAAGTGATCACAGCAGGACCGTTCAGCGGTGCTGACCCACGCATCTCTGGCACCGACCGGATTGAAGTGGTTATGGCCGTCCCTCGAGACGACGCTCTCCCACTCGACGTTCAGGCGGTCAACCTACGCCGACGAGCCATCGACTTGATGCAGGAAATTGCGACCGTCAATGAGAACACCGTCCGGTACAAGGGCGCCAGCGAAGACTGCACCATCAATTTTCAAGACCATTACGTCTCAATGTGGCAGATGCGTCTGCTGGCCGCGCGCTTTGTTGCTGATGGCACGGCTGATCCCGAAGTAGTCGGACCTGTTTTCCACAAAGACGACCACAACCGCTTCTACTCGTCGGCGACCGTCGTTCGAAACGAGTTTGCCACCCAGAGCAAGTAGGTCTACCAACCCTCAAACTTCCCTGACCGCAACGGTCCAGGGTTACGCCCAACCGGGCGTGTTTTGCCGAGCCGAAACGGTGAGGTCTTCACATTCCGAAACGGAGCAAGTAACTGCCATGCCCGACGCACCCGAAGAAACAGTGACTGACACCGACGTGGTCGAAACGACCCCTGACGACACCGCTGACACCACCGACGACTCCGATGAGCAGCCGAAGAAGCCAACCGAAACGGTTGAGTTCTGGAAGGCGAAGGCACGCGAGCAAGAGAAGCGCGCCAAGGAAAACGACCGCGCAGCCAAGAAGCTGCTCGAGATCGAAGAAGCTCAGAAGACTGAACTTCAGAGGTGGCAGGAACGCGCCGAATCCGCAGAGGGCGCCATCGGCGCGCTGCAGGCAGCGCAGGAAATCAGGGATGCCAAGGACACTCTGTCGAAGCAGTACGGCATCCCTTCCGAGGCATTGCGTGGCTCAGATTTCGACGAGCTAGAAGAGCACGCCAAGTTGCTGAAGAGCTTGCTTCCAGAACCCCCGACGCCAGGCCAAGTCAAGGCTGAGGGGCGGACCGTGAACGCCGGAAACAACGACCCGGCACAGCAATTCGCAAACATCATCACTAACGCGCGGCGGGGCTGATCCCCACCCGCTCAATCCTGGAAAGGGTAACCAGAGATGGCTATCAATCCCACCGCGCTGTCGAATACGGCAACGCAACTCCTCCCTCCCACCATTACAGGTCCGATCTTCGACAAGGCAGTGGAGCAGTCCGCCGTCATGTCGCTGGCCCGCCGTGTCCCGCTGTCGGTGAATGCGCAGACCGCCATTCCCGTCCCGATGGACGTCCCGGTCGCAGACTGGGTCGCTGAGGGCGGCGTGAAGCCGGCCTCGCAGGTCGGCGTCGGCGTCAAGCTGATGACCGGCAAGAAGGTTGCACTGCTCGTCCCCGTCTCCGACGAGGTCGTGTCGTCCAACCCGGCCGGCCTGTACCAGCAGCTCCAGTCGGATCTGCCGACCGCCATCGCCCGCGCCTTCGACTACGCCGCCATCGTCGGCAAGTCCCTCCGCACCGGCGGTGCCGGCCCGTTCGCCGACTACCTGGCACTCACGCCCAATCAGGTGGCGCTGGGAACGGCGTCGCAGGGAACCGGTGGCCTCTACACCGATTTGGTGACCACTGTCGGCAAGGTCGTGGACAACAACTACGACATGACCGGCTGGGCGTGCGACCCGCGTCTGCGTGTCGACGCCATGCTCGCCACCGACACCCAGGGACGTCCACTGCTCGGCGATACGGGCGGCAACTCGCTGCTCGGCTGGGATGCGTTCTACAACAAGGGTGTGTCCGGACGCTACTGGCGTGCAGGCAACTCGGTGCAGACCGTCACCCAGAGTGGTGGCGCCACAGGCGGTTCGTACGTCATCGGTGCGGGTGGCAACACTCTTACCGTGGCCTACAACGCTGCTGCCGCTACCGTGCAGTCCGGCATCCAGGCATGGGGCGGCATCTTCTCCACCGTCACCGTGACCGGTTCGGCTGGTGGTCCCTACACCGTCACGTTCCCGGCGATCACGTCCAACGTGGCGCCTGAGTCGGCTCCGTTCAGTGTCGTGTCGAACTCGCTCACCGGTGGCACCAACCCGAAGGTCGCGGTCGTCGCAACCTCCTCGGGTGCGGTGGACTCCACCATCCGCGCGGTCGCCGGCGATTGGTCGCAGGCTGCGTACGGCGTTGGCATGGACATCAGCATCAAGGTGTCCACCGAGGCGAACTACTTCGACGGCACCACATGGCACTCGGCGTTCCAGGAAAACCTCACCCTCCTGCTCGTCGAGGCTTACTACGGATTCGTCATGGGCTCGCCGAACGCCTTCGCGATCGCCACGAAGGGCAGCGCCGCTTACTGATTCAGCGGCATCGCAATAGTTCTCGTCTTTGGTGAGCGAAGGGAGTCAAATCATGGACCTGGTAACAGTTGCCGACTTGACCCCCTTCGCCACCATCGACGAGGACAAGGCGACGGCAATGATTGAAGATGCCATCGCCATGGCACGGATGGCGGCACCGTGTCTCACCATTGTCGACGACCTCTCGCCGCAGCAACGTGCTGCGGCCAAGGCCATCATCCGCGGGGCGATCCTCCGATGGAATGATGCTGGCTCGGGGGCGGTGTCAGCTGAAGCGGCCGGCCCGTTCTCTCACACCCTGGATACCCGTCAGGTGCGCAGGTCGATGTTCTGGCCGTCGGAAATCACTGACTTGCAGAACATTTGCAAGGGCATCACCGAGAAGTCGGGGGCGTTCAGTGTCGACACCGCCGCGGCACCGCAGGTGGTTCGGCAAAACTTCGGCGGGTGGCACGGGGTGTGGCCCGAGGGGATCGGGTGGAACGACAACGGCGTGTTCATCCCGAATAACAACATCTGATGCAAGCCTCGTTCACGGTGTCTCACGCCAAGTACACCGGCTCAACGGACTCTGATGGTTACCCCGTCGAAGACGACTATGACGAGCCCGTAGACCGGAAGGTGTTTGGGTGGTATCCGCTGTCGTCGCAACTGAACATGACCGGTGATTATGACCGGCGTGTGGTGACGTCGAAGGTGATCATGGTGCCCGATGTGGCGCCGTATTCGCCGCGAGACAAGGTGCTGCTACCTGGTTCGGACACTGAGTATTGGGTGTCGGAAGACGTGCGGGACTACACAACCGGCCCGTTCGGGTATAAGCCTGGTGGGGAAGTGGTCATTGAGGTGGCGACCGGCTAATGGTGCGCATCGCTTGGAACATCGACGAGTTCGAACGTATCCGCAAGTCCGAGGGCATGAAGGCTCATCTGAATGCCTTGGGTGCGGAGACGGTGACGCGTTGCAACGCTGACCTTCACGCCGCGCAGGCCCGTCGTAAGCAGCCTGAAGCGGACGGGTACGAACATAAGGTTACTGAGGGTTCTTCTCGAGCGCGGTTGATCATCGCCGCTACTACCGCTCGGGCAATGGCGCACGAAGCGGTGAACAACGCCATCTTGAAGAACCTGCCAATCGGTGAACTTCCTGAGATCCCGGCGGCGAATCGGGAGATCCCGCAGGAGTTGGCACGGAGGTCTGACGCTGCCCGCAACCTAGACGCGCAAGGCAACCGCATCCATCGGTTGGATTCATGACGATCCCAATCCTCGGCACACCCAGCGCTTATCAGTTGACCCGCAACCACTTCCTTGGTGAATGTCCTGGTCGGGGGTGGCCGACGAACATCACCCAACAGGTCCCGGACCCTCTTCCCACCGGTCGGCGGTTTTGGACGTTGGAGTTGCTGAACACCGCTGAGCCGTACCGGTTCACTTCGTCGCAGTTACTTCAGCTCCGTTACTACGACCCCAACGGTCAACGTGCTGAGCGGGTGGCGTTCGACGCGTGGGAGTTGTGGGCGGTGATGCCCGTGCAGGGGTTGGTTCAGGACGTGGAGAAGGCCGGCGGGCCGACACGTCAGAAGGACCCGGATTACCCGGACTTGGAGCGGTACGTCATCACCGCCTGGGTCACGGTCATGAAGACCAACTACGCCTAAATCGTCTGTTTCGTAACACAACTGAATAACCCGGCCTTCCAACAGACGGCCACACCCCTATAACGGGCCTCCACATCGTGGGGGCCTTTTCCATTGGAAGGAAAACCCTCATGGCGTTCACCGGGAACACCACCAACGTCGTTCTGCCCTCACCGAAGAACCTCCCCACCATCGGCGGCCTGTACAAGGTGCCGATTGGTATGGCGATCCCCACGGCCATCGTCCCCGCCGTGACGACCACGTATGCGACGGCGAAGCTGTTGGGGTTCATCGCCGAGGATGGCATCAAGTTCGACGAGAACCGGCCGACCACGAAGATTTACGCGTGGGGTTCGGACATCGTCGCGAACCCGCAGCAGTCGTTCGACGAGACGATGCAGTTCACCCTGTATGAGTTCTTGAACGTGGACGCGTCGAAGGCTGCCTACGGTTCGTCGAATGTGACGGCGACGGTGGCGGATTCGACTCACGGCAACCGGCTGTCCATTTCGGTGACCTCGGATGCGTTGGACACGTCGGCGTGGATTGTGGACACGTTCTCCCCCGGTGGGAAGCGAATCCAGTTCTACGTCCCGCTGGCGCAGGTGGTCAACAAGGGCACGATGACGATGAACAACAAGACCGTCCTCGCTCACGATTTGACGGTGGAGATGTTCCCGGACTCCAACGGGAAGTACAAGTACATCCTCACCGATGATGGGCAGCTGTCGGCGTGACGATGGTGGCAGAGCCGAAGAAGGCCAGTAAGAAGAAGTCCGACGACGTGGACGCTCTGCAGGATGTTCTGGAGCCGGCGAAGCCGGGTGAGCCCGGCTACGACTGGGCCCAGGATTACCCGGACGAGAAGTTCATGGTGTACACCGCGAAAAGTGGTGTCACCGTGGGCCTGGCGGCGATGACTGAGGACCGCAAGCCGACGATGCGCGAGCTGAAGCAGATTCTGCAGAAGGATCAGTTGCAGCAGATGTTCGAGACGGTGGAGCGCATCACGTCCCCGGCGGCATTGGACATCGCGGAGGGCTTCAAGGAGTCCGAGTACATGAAGATGCTGGATGAGTGGACTGAGTGGTCTAACACCACGGTGGGGGAATCCTAGGCGCTCTGACGATCCTTCGGGATCACTGGAGCGCCGTCAACAGGGACCTCGTCACCAGTGGGTTGCACGTGACGGATTGGTGCACTGACCGTTTGCAGTTTCACGAGTTGTTCGCGTTCATCAACTACGCACCTCCTGGGACGGCTGTTTTCCACGTCCTCAACGAGGGCTGGGACGCCAACACGCACCGTCTCACCGACTTGTTGGATGTGGCGGCGGTGACGATGTGGCTGAACACCCAGGACGCGCAGGAGAAGCATCCGCAGCACCGCCCGGAGCCGTCTAGGAGGCCGGGCATTCAACCGGAAATGGTTGCGCCGGAACCGTTCATGACCGTGGGTGACTACATGACTTTGTTGGAAGGCGGTGGCTGACCTTGGCATCAATTGCCGATGTTTGGATTTCCGTCCTCCCGGACACGTCGAAGATCGCGCCGAAGATCAAAGAGGCGCTGCGCACCACTGAGCGTGAACTCAAGGCCATCAACGTTGACGTCGAGGCGGACACGGCGGCGGCGAAGACGGAAATTGCACGTCTTGATGGTCAGACGGTCAAGGTCAAGGTGGACGTCGACCGGTCCGCGTTGGACCGCGCCTTCTCCGGTTTCAGTGGTGGTGGCTCATCTGGTGGTGGCGCATTCAAGTTGAATGCCGGTCTCGTCGGGGTGGGTTTACTGCCCGCCGCGGCCACTGCTGTCACCAATCTCGCTGGGGCGCTGCAACAGTTGGCCGGTGCGGGGGCTGTGGTCCCGGGTGTGTTCGCTGGGATTGCGTCGTCGGTGGGTGTGGCGAAGCTGTCCGTGCAGGGTATGTCCGACGCGTACGACGCGGTCACCAAGGCCGCCGATGGGACGCAAGCGTCGGTTGACGCCGCGAACAAGGCTCTCGCAGACCTGTCGCCGAACGCTGCTGACGCGGTGAAGACCGTTGTCGGGTTGAAGGGAACGTTCACCGACCTGCGGAACATTGGGTCGCAGAACATGTTCGCCGGCGTGTCCCAAGGGCTCATGGGTCTGGTTGGGAACCTTCTGCCCGCGGTGACTCGCGGTGTGGATGGTATCTCCCGGTCTTTGAATCAGAACCTCATGCAAGCAATGACCTCGCTGGGTTCGGGCTCGTCGCAGGGGTTCCTGGATCGGATCTTCGGGAACACCGCCGACGCGCAGGGCCGCCTGTCTGCGGCGATTGACCCGATCATCAACGCGTTCGGCACATTGGCCGCCGCGGGGTCTGATTCGTTGCCCCGGCTCGCTGATGCGGTGGGGAGGGTGGCGGAACGCTTCAACGCGTTCATCACCTCCGCCGATGGTGACGGCCGGCTGCAGAAGTGGATCAGCGACGGTCTTGACGGGTTCTCCAACCTTGGCAACATCGTCCTCAACTTGGGGAAGTCGTTTACCGCTATCACCGAAGCCGCTGGTGGCGGTGCGGGTCTGCTTTTCACGTTGGAGTCGGCGACGCAGAAGATGGCGGCGTTCCTGAACTCCGCGCAGGGTCAGGAGAGGTTGCAGAACTTCTTCCAGCAGGGCCGCGACATGCTTGGCCAACTCCGTGACGTTGCGGTGCAGGCAGGTCCGATTCTCTCGGGGCTCTTCCAGGCCGGTACGAACGCCGCCAACCTGTGGTTGCCCGTCATCCGCCAGGTGCTTCAGACCATCAACAGCATTCCCGGTGGGGCTGCCACGGTGGTTCAGGCGTTCGTGGCGTGGAAGACCATCAGTGGGGTTGCGTCGCTGGCGTCGTCGTTGACCGGCATCGTCAACCTTCTGTCGACGGGCCTGCCCAATGCGGCCGTGTCCGGTGTGGGGAAGATGTCCGGGGCGCTGGACGGGCTGATTGGCAAGTTCGGGATCGTCGCCGCCGCGGCGACCGCGGCGTACACGGTGGGTCAGGCCAACCCGCTGATGAACCCGAGTCAGCCGTTGCCTAATGGCACCCCCCAGATCGACATCAGCAAGATGAAGCCGGGTGACCACTTCGGTGTTGACGCCAACGGCAACATGACCGTCGTCCCAGGTTCGGGTCCGGGGATTCCGTCCACCTACCAGCCGCCCACCAATCTTCAGCTGCCGGGTATCGGCATTCAGGGTGGCGGTGGCGCCGGAGCGCAAGCGGACCGTCGTGGTGTTCCGCGTTCCCCGTTCGCCAACCGACCTCCTACGCCGACTTCCGGGTGGAACGCCACCCCCGCCCCAGCCATCAGCACCTACATGCCACCTGTGGTGACCGAAGCCCCATCTGGCAGTGCATCCACCCCGTTCGCGTACAGCAGTGGTGCCGCACCGGGCTACATCAGCGACCAGGCATTGCTGGCGAACGTGCCGGCCGGGTCCTACACGAACGGGCCGGGTGACCTGACGAAGGGTCTGGCGGACTGCTCGAGCGCAGTCGAGGACTTGGTCAACCTCATGGACGGAAAATCCACGGCAGGGCGCTCTTTGGCGACGGGAAACGCGGCCAGTTTGTTGCCCCAGATGGGGTTCGTCCGCGGCATGGGAGGCCCAGGCGACTTCCGGGTTGGTTACAACTCGGAACACATGCAGGCCACCCTTCCGGGTGGCACCCCATTCAACTGGGGCAGCGATGCCGCAGCAGCTCGCGGCGGGGTAGGCGGCACTGGGGCGGACGACAAAGCGTTCACCGACCACTGGTACCGGCCGGTGTCCGGCAGCGCCGCAGCGTCGATGTACCCGGGGATGGACGGTGGCGCCACAGGGTTGACGTCTCAGGACCTGACGCTGCGGAACGCGAATCAGCGCGTAGCGGATTCTCAGGCGCGCATAGATTCCGCGCAGGGCCGGCTCAATGAGTTGGACGCGAAGGGCGACAAGGTCACCCCGCGTCAACGGGCTGAGGCGGAACGGGCGTTAGCAGTCGCGAAGCGTGAGCACGCCGACGCGATTGACGCGCTGTCGGTGGCACAGAACAAGTACAACTCGGCTGCCGCGAAGGACAAGGACGGCAACGGTGACATGTCCAGCCTTGGTGGGGACTTGTTCGGCGGTGTGCTCGAGGCCATCGGTTTGGACGGGTCGTTGTTCAAGAACCCGTTCCAGTCGGGGATGTGGAAGGGCGTCACGGGGGTCGCGAACTTCGCGGGGGCACTCGGTCAGGGGCAGGCAGGTCAAACGGGGTCGATGATTCCCGGCGGCAGTGGCGGTGGTCTTGGTGGGCTGTTGGGGTTGGCGTCGAGTTTCATGCCCGGGATGCCGGGTGGGAACTCTTTGAACATTGCGGACGCCGCCCAGTTCAAGCCGCCGGGCGGGGCGAACTCTCCCGGACCGGGCAACGCTCCCGCCGGCGGCCCGACGATCAACTTGCAGGGCGCTTCATTCGGTGACAGCCACGGTGAGTTGCAGCAGCAGATCACGAACATCTCGTCGTCGATGCCACGGTGGCCGGCCCTAGCCCAGAACCTTCCGCAGTAATGCCCGGCGCATCACGCCTCATCAGAGGCAACGAATACACCGGGCTTGAATGGCGCACCCTGCCAGCTCGTCTGAAGGCTGAAGCCACCCGATGGGTGTACATCGGCCCAGATGGGTCGTGGTGGGACCTCGAAGGTAGGGACGCCGGTAAGCAAGGCGTCCGTCTGGGGCAGGGGTTGCAGGGCGCGTACCACCTGCCGTTCGAACAACTCTTGACCGAAGCTGCGTACCAGGTGGGGTCCACCTACGAGCGGACCAACATCAACAAACGGATCATCAACCTTGGTGTCGTTGCGGGTGCGCGCAACCCGAACATCAAGATGACCGCGGATGCCTACCGGCACATTGAGGCGAACTGGTGGAACGCGTGGCCCCATGACACACCTGGGTGGTTGGGATGCCATACCCGGTTCGGTGGGTGGCGTTGGGCCAGTGTGCAGTTGGCGAAGGCCATCGACACGACCATGAAGATGGACCCCACGGCGATGAAGAACAACGTCATGCAGTGGGACATGCAGATCATGGCGGTAAACCCGTGGTACGCGAAGCGCACCCTCGTGGAGAAGTGGGTTGCCCACCCGGAGACGGTGGCGCAAAACGGTTTCGACGAGGAAACGATCACCATCGCCAACCGGGGACATTTGCCGGCGTATCCGCTGTTCCTGTACAGCGCCCCGGGGCGTGCGTGGGTGCAGGACGGTATGACGTCCAACCTGATCAAACTGCCGTTGCTGGGACCGAATGAGAAGTACGGGATGGTCGACACCGACCCGGCGCACCGCACGTTGACGGGTGCCACGGACCCGGTCGACAACGCCTTCTACGACTTCATCCGCCATTCCCGGGTGTTGGATTTCTTCCTCCATGACACCGCGGCGTTGGGGTTGCCGTTGTGGCGGCGGGCGAACGGTATTCGGTTCACCTCACCCATTCCACCGAAGACCGTTGCGAACTTGAAGGTTCGGCATGACCAGGCAGGAGGCAGTGTCACCGTGCTGCTGCCGCAAAGGTTCATCAGGCCGTCATGACCGACCCATTCGGTGACTTGTATCGCGGCGCTGGAGGCATCGTCAACGCCCCAATCGAGTTCACGAAGAACCTTGCCGGGGCGATGCAGTCCAAGGTGATCGGGTCTTTGGGGACCCCGTTGCCTGCTGGTGACCCGATGTCGGCGTACCGGTACATCAACTCCCGCCGGCAGACGCTCATTGATTCGGCGAAGCAGCGACCGTTGATCAGGTTGCAGGACAAGAACTTGAACCAGTTGGCGACGATTGGGCAGGAGATGTCCTGCGTCACTGAGGAGATCGCCGCGGACTCGGGTTCGGCGACGGTGGTCATCCGCGGTGGGGACTATCTGGGGGACTTCGTTCGCAACGCGGTCCGCCTCGAGGAAGACCTTCACCTCAGTGTTGACCCGATCGCGACCCAGCCGACGTGGAAAACCCGGTGGGGCGGGAAGGTCACCAACATCGGGGTGAAGCGCGACTCCAACGGTATTCACACGGTGGAGTTGACGGCGATCTCCAACCGCGAGCACCTGAAGAACATCCTAATTGCCAGTACACCGCTGTTTCCGCCTGAGGTGCAGCCCATCAAGATGTGGATGTTGCCCGCGAACTGCCGAACCGCGTGCTCAATCACGTTGTGGATTCAGTTGTTGCGGGCGTTCAACCCGTTTGCGTCGATTCCGTCGAACATCTTCAACCCGGGTGGGTGGATCAACCCGTTGGGCCCGGATGCTCTGCTGAACCTTCTGCCGACGAACTGGCCCATCCAAGTGCAGTTCGTCAACCCCCTCCTGGACCAGTCGCGCACCACCCTGTTGACGTCGGCGTGGCAGGACTTCCATTCCTCCACCGTCGACATCATGAAGGACGCCGGCGTCATGGCCCGGGCGTACACGTACTTCACCGAAGACGAAGACAACCCGCACCCCGAACTGGAAGCCGTCGTGGGGGACGAGTTGGCGGATTTCGCCCGCCCCGGCCGCAACGCCGTCGTCGTCGCGTTCGAAGACCACTCCGGGTACACAGGCCCCACGGGCACAGCACTTGACGGTGTCATCAACCTGTTCTCGAGCACCCTGGACGATTTGATCACCGAGACGGTGTTCCCGGTCGATGCTGACAACGACGGGGAAACCGACCCCGTCTTCCGGAAACTGTTCGGGGTGGCCCCCGACCCCCCGTGGGCTGTGTACCGCGACGGGCAGGAGTCCGGGATCATCGAGTCCGGGTACTTCCAGCACAAAGGTGCTGTGAAGACCACGATGACGGGCGGTCGGTCACCGAAACTCGTGAACGATTTGCAGACGTTCGCAATCCGCTGGGGATTGTCTCAACTGCAGGCGGTCATCGTCGCCGGTGTGTTCGGTTCCGGTGGTGGGCCACCATTGGGGGCGGGCCTCTCCGACCTCTATCAGGGTCAGCTCGACAACATTCTCCTTGCGTGGCAACGGTATACGAACCCAATCCGCGCCTTGGTCACCGGCGATTTGGGCTACTTGGAGCGGGTTGAGCGGGGAAGTGGTGTCGCGTACACCATTTCCAGTGTCCTGACGCTGCGTGCGGGGGATTACAAGACGAAGCCGTATCGGGGGTTCAAAACCCAAATCCGCAACGGTGCGCCCTATCTCGTCAATTACGACATCCTGTTGGACGACCGGGTGGGGTTCGAGGTCGACGGCATTCTGTACGTCGACCAGGTGTCGGCCATCAAGTACTCATACGACCGCCGCAAGCCCATCACGTACACGGTGAGCGTCGGTGACGACACCCGCCATGACGACCCCATTGCGATGGGCTTCCGTGCCATCCAAGCCGGCGCATCCCTCGTCGCCGGAGTAATCGGCGGCGAAGTCATCTTCAGCTAGCGCCGCTAAACAATCGTGGCCCTCACCCACCGGTGGGGGCCTTCTGCATGAAAGGACGGCGATGACCGAACAGTTCGTGCACCCACTCGTTGCGAAGCAGATGGCCGCCGTCCAAGACGTCGAGGATGCCACTTTTCAACTCCTCGAGTCCTTCAAGTATCCCGTCGATGCTCACGGGTCCGTGCTGGACATGAACGTCATCAACGCCCAGCACCCCGACGTTCTCCCCGCCCTGATTCATCACCTCGTCAAGTGCGGTTGGCGGCGGGTGGAGGACAAACGCCTCATCAAGGCCCGCCCAGTAGTGGGCCCCGGGGTGTACGAGGACTTGATCAATTGGGTTCCCATGTCAGACCCGGATGACCCCATCGACGTCAATCCCGCACCGGCACCGGACTTGTGGTCCGTGACGCCCACCGTGACCGAAATCTTTGAGGAGCGTCAATGACTGCGCCCATCAGTCCCAGCAACGGCGACGACGTCTACCTGGGTGACATTCCATTCATCGCGCATTGTTTCGGCACGGTCAGCGACATCGACACCCCCGACCAGGTGTCGGCGTCGCTGGAGATTTTCGGGTCGAACGGTGCCCTGTCCCTGGCTGCGCTCATCGGACCGCAGGGGCCCGCGGGGTCGAATGCGCCGGTGGGCAAGTTGCAGTTCGTCATCTACGACGACGAAGACGACCTCCCGACGAACCTCACCGAAGACGACGTCGACATCGGGAAGTACTGGATTGTCCGCAAGTTCGACGACAACGCCAACGAAATCGGCTCGAATTGGTACATCTGGTACGGCGACCACTACGAACGCTTCCAGATGGGTACCGCCGGCCCCGTAGGCCCAGTCCCGAAGGCCACCTACACCTTCGATTTGGTGACCTCCGACATCACCCCAACGGTGAAGGTCACCAAGACCGGTGACGATTACAACCCGTCAATCCTGGTGCAGATCAACAAGGAACTGATCCGCGGCCCCCAGGGCGAAATGGGACCCATGGAGGACCTGTCCAACTGGGATGGGTCGGTCGTCCCGGAGGACATGGATGTTCCGTCGTGGAACGCGACGAAGAACAAATGGGAGCCACGCAACCCCACGGTGGCGGTGAACAAGTTCTACACGATGCCGGAGGCGGCGTTCGTCGATGTGCCGTTGGCGATCAACACCACCGTCCCGTTGGGAACGTTCACCATCCCCCCGCAGGAGTTCGACTGCGTCCCGTACGTGCACGGGCACATGCGAATCACCGGTATTGAGGCTGACGCGGACCCGTTCATCATCGGTGCTGAGGTGAGGTTGGGTTCGCAGACCGGGGTGTTGGTGGCCCGCGGGTACGGCAACGTGTCGACGTACGCGTTCCTGTCCCCGCATGCGTCGTCGTCGGGGTCGCCGAATGATGCCATCAGCCCCGACAACGGTAGGGCGGTCATCCCCGCGGGGACGGTCGGCGCCGGTGCCCGCTTGTACATCAACGCCTTCAACGACGGCCTCGGCGGGATTTACCACTTCGAGCACCGCGGCGCGCAGCTGTCGATTCTGTTGGTGCCGGTCTAATGCCCAGGGCGGGAGACGCATTCCTCAACGGGGACCTGCCCCTCACCCATGACCCGTTGGGCAGGATCGACTACCACCCCAATGGGCCCGTCGTGGACCTGCAAGCGTTCATCGACGCTGTCACCAGCTTTCTGCACGACACGGTCTTCCCGATCATCAAGAACATCACCGGGTTGGACTTTTCCGGGCCGATGGAGTTCATCCAGAGCATCATCAACGTGCTGACCACTGGTGGCCCGATAGTGCAGAACTTCGGTAACACCGTCTTCGACATTCTCTCCCAAATTCTGTCGATCGGACCGTTGCAGGAATTGCTGCCGGCGATCTTCAGTGCGTTCGAGGGCATCGCTCTGGTCCCGGGGGCGATCCTCGGTGGCATTCAGGGTGCGGTGCAGAAGATCATCGACGCCATCGTCAGTGCCATCACGGGTACGGCTTCGACGTTGAATGACATCACGGCGATTGTGGGGTCGTTCTTCAATCCGCTGCAGTTGTTGCAGAACGCGTTGGGGTTGATTCAGTCGATTGCTGATCAGTTGGGTGGGATGTCGGGTGGGTTGGATGCCCGGATTTCTGCTTTGGAGGCGGCGTCGTTGGGGGCGTCGGGGTTGGTGTCGGGGGACAACTTCAACCGTGCGTCCATTGGGTCGACGTGGACGAATGTCGCTGGTGCTCTTGCTATTGGGTCGAGTGACTTCGTGAAGACGGCGGGGTTCGCCGCGGGGTATTACAACGTGGGGCGACCGTCGACTGACCGGTACGGGGTGGCGGTGAAGTTGGCGGCGAGGACGCCGGGGGATTGTTCGTTCTTCGGGTTCTCAGACACCACCATGTCGAACTATGTGGCGGTGAGGGTTCACGCCGGCCTGTTCGGGGATGATTTCCTCGCCCTGTACACGGGGTCCTCGCCGACGGTGAGTGTGGTGCACACCCAGGTGGACTTCGTGTCCAACCTCTTCGGCGGTAACTCGTTGAACGAGGGCGATGTCATCGCATTGAACTACGACGACGTCACCAACACGTACAAGGTGTCCCGTAACGGTGCCGTGGTCGACGGTTTGACGTGGGTGGACAGTGACAACATCGTCACCCACGGTGTGACGAAGCGGGAGAACGGCATCGTCTCCAACGTGTTGAATCAGACCCTCCTCCCGGGGTTCGGGGTTACCGATTTCGTGTATTACGACCGGTCGGCCACGTGAGTTTTTCGTTCGGGTTCTGCCAGTCCGAGCTGTCCGGCGGTGACGCCTGGATGTCGGAACCGGACATGCGGAAATGCTTGACTGGTATCAGGGACATCGGGGCCAGTGATGTTCGGATGGCGTGCGTGTGGGGATTCGTCGAAACCGCCCGGGGTCAGTTCAACTGGGGTCCCATTGACCGGGCTGTGACCATGACTCGGCAGTTCGGGTTGGCGCCTACTCTGGTGGTTCAGTTCCCCCCGCCGGGGTGGTCTGCGTCGGCGGGGGATTTCGGGAACTTCGCGAAAGCCGTTGCCGCTAGGTATGGTTCGGGTGGGACGAATCAGTGCGCGAACTTCGAGATCATGAACGAAATGAACTCGATAGCCAACCTCGCACCCCCCAACGCGCAGCAATACAGTTCCTACTTGAAGGCCGCGTACCTGGGTATCAAGAGTGTTTACCCTGTCGGGTCGAACGTCATCTCCGGTGGCATCATGGCCGTGCTGGGTGGGTTCTTCACCCAGGACTCCGCGGACTTCGGACGCGGGTTGTACCAGACGGGGTGCAAGGGGTATTTCGATTCCCTTGGGTACCACTGGTACTCCAACACTGACCAGTTCGTGATGGAGAAGCCCACCGCGTCCCAGTTGTTTCTGTCGGAGATGACGCAGATTCGTGACCACATGGTTGCGCAGGGGGATTCGGCGAAGAAGATTTGGGTGACGGAGTTCGGGTTCCCCCAGCCCACCGTCTCAGGTGTGAATGCTCGGGATTGGATGCACGCCCAGGTTGACATCCTGAACGGGTTGCCGTGGGTGGACAAGTGGTTCATCTACAACTACCGCAACTCCGGCACCGACATCGGGAACATCAACAACCAATGGGGTGTCGTCGATTTCAACTTCACCAAGAAGCAACCCCTGTGGGATTACGTCGCCACCCTGAACCCGGGTGTATCAGGTGCTTCCGCCCTGCCAGTAACGGCTCTTGCGTCCGGTACGGGGACGACGTTGGTGCCGAACACCATCCGCGCCACCGGTGAGGGCTTGGCCACGATAGACGCCCAGCAGGGCGGCACCCGACCCGTCACCGCTGTTCTCGCGGGTTCCGGTGCTGTGGTGGTGAAGCGGGACTTCTCGTACACCTTCACGGGGTCGACGAAACCCACCTCCTTGTTCGCGGATTTCGGGCAGGGGTACTCCGTCAGCGGTGGTGTCGCAGCCCCCAACCCGGTATGGGTGAACGGGTTCTACTTTTCCGGCGGCATCTACACCACCGACACGTTCTCACGCGACCAGTACGTTGAATTCACCACCGCCTCAGGCCAACCACCCTCCGGTGACCGGTCCAATATCCCCATCGTCCGCTCGGACGCCTCCGGGGCGAACTGGGTCGGCGCGGTCGGCCGGTGGGGCGGTGTGGGTTCCTCCCAAATCATCACCTGCATCGGCGGGAACATCCAGGGGCGTGAGGTGTCCTCGGATGCCTTCGTCGGTGGGGATGTCATGCGGCTCACCGCGGACGGCAACACCTACCGGTTGTTCAAGAACGGTGCGCAGATCATCGAGTGGGTCGACTCCACCAACATCTTCACCGGTGGTGGGAAGCGGACCGGGTTCGGGTTCCAGCATGTGTATTCGTGGAGCAACTGGGGTCCGCTGAACATCACCGGCACCTGGTTGGCTGGTGACCTCCGCCCCGTCGTAGCCCCACCGTCGGGGCCGGTCACCATCACCGCTGTTGCAGTGGGTTCGGGTGTCACGTCCGGTGTCGTCGCCGCCGGCGCTTTACCGGTCACGGCTTCCTTGGTCGGTGCTGGTGTGCGGGCCGCGTACGGGTCCGGCTCCCTCGCCACACTGGCCGCTGCTGTCGGTGATGGGAACAACGGCCAAATCACCGGTGCTGGTGCGGCGCTGGTCACCGCGCAAACCACGTCCGGTGCGAACGTTCGTGTCACCGGGCAAGGTGACCTCCCCGCCACCGCCACAGCCGTAGGGAGCCCTGTTCCTCCGTTCACCCCCTACAACGTCACCGCCAACCAAACCTCCCAACCAACTCCGGTCGGCTGCTCGGGGTGCTGGGTCACCCTTGAGGGAGCAGGTGCCCGCGGTGGCGACGGGTACGGGTCCACCACCAACGGTGCCCGCGGC